AAGAGATGTTGCATTAGAAAATGGTGCATATTCAGCGGCTGTGCAAGCTGAGTTCAGGAGAGGTCAGGCAAATGGTAATATCTACATTAACAAATCTGAAATCCGTCATGGTACTATTGATAGTATGTCCAAGGATGAGGTGTTGAAAGCTCTCAAAGAAATAAAGGATTCATATGAACCGAGATACGCTGAAGAAGTTATTGACCACGAGGCCACCAGTTCAGCCGAAGAAGGAAAGCGGGTTCTTTCAAGAAATTAAAAAAGCTGTCGGCCGATTACCCAAAGATATTTTGTTAACTAGAATAGAAAACTGGATGACACTTGGTATTCCTGATTTAATGATCTGTGATGATAAAAACCAATTTCATTTCGTAGAGCTGAAAGTTACTAGTGGTAATGTAGTTAGACTATCTTCATTACAAATCGCTTGGCTTACCAGACATAGCCGAGCTTCTGTATGGGTTCTTGTTAGATCACAAGATACAATGTATTTGTATGCGGGTAGTCAGGCAGTAGACCTGAGAATAAAAGGCCTGAAACTCAAACCTATCTTTAAAACAGAATACCCTTTTGATTGGTCTAAAACTTTTTCCTTGATCTTTGATTAATAATATATAAGATAAATCCTATAACACATATTTATAGGAGAAATGTTATGAATAAAATTGAAGACAAACATTGTTACACACCTGTTCGTGAAGAAGGACAGAGAGGTATTTATCGAGTTGCAAAAGTAACTTGGAACCAAGGAGGCTATCAGCTGCTTGGCAAAGCTGATCCAAATGATCCTTATGAGATGGATAAGTTTGTAGGTTCTTGGGGACATTGCAGACAAGTTTGCGATAACTTTAATAAGCATATTAATGTCAGCCTTGAGCAAGAGAACCAAATGATTTGGAAATCTATGGAGGTGCAGAATGGCTAGAGCAAAACTCATAAATGGTAAATATACTTACAACGATGATCCAAGATGGAAGTATGTTAGAGGGCCTTTTCCAAAAACTTATGGGGAGGCTTACGAATGTTGGTATGACATTGTAACTGGACTAGCTCCTGAAAATCTTACTCAGGACGGAGAGCTTAGTGTAACTGAAACTAATAGAAAAGAGCGAGGCATCTTACAAGATGCCAAGCTTTTGTTTACTCGCTTTAAATGTCCAAAAGATGTTGCTGATGATTCTGATTATGATCTTTCAAAGTTTGTGGAGGGTTAAATGACTAAATACAATAATATACAAATTTATGAGGAACCCATATTTGCTTGCACTGACGATAAAGGTAACTGGGAGTCAGATGAAGGTGGGCAAGTTATAAAATATTACAAAATCGGAGGTGTGGATATAACAATCGATTTTGATAAAAGCCAACTGCGAGATATTAATGACATATGAAAGGAGGCAAAATGTTTTTAATACACTATTTGTTAAAACGTCTTTTTGGCGATGATTATCAAAAGCATATGAAACGTCGTAGAAAGTAAAAATTAAGGCCGTGATTGACACGGCCTTTTTTATTTTGTAACAATATGGGATAAATCACATATATAGGAGAAACTGATGAAAAAATATCGAGTAGCCATATGCTTGGAAGAGGGTGTCGCCATCTATGTTCAAGCAGAAAATGAAGAAGATGCTTTGGAGAAAGCACAAAAAGTAGGGGAGGAGTTTGGCGGATCTAATTACCCTGAAAAATATAATCATAATTGTGTTCATAGAGATATATTCACACAAGATGCCGAGGAGGTAGATTAATGTTTCTAAATAAAGACCAACTTAAACACCTAGACAAAAACGGGTGGATACCTATGAACACCAAAGACGGAACGGCTTGGTTCGGGGGTAAATCACATTATAAACTTGCAGACTATATCGAAGATCCTGAGAAAGACGATAGATCACTTGAAGATATAGACTTTTTAGTTATTGCATATTCAAAAAAGGAGGAGGACTAAAATGGAATATGAACAAGCGAAACAAAAGCTTATTGAAAAAATTGATTCATTAGAGGGTAGAGATTTAATGTATTTTTTAATTCAAGAATGTATGGACAGCCAATATCAAGATCCTGATCTTTATTATGTTATGCAATTACTTGACGGAGGAGACGGAATAACTCAGTTTTTGGCCGACCATATTGGAGACCATACCGTTAAATATTATTTAAAGGAGCAAATAAATGAAAACGATAGACGATAAAAAATTATTAGATAACGCCCACGAAGGAAATCCAGTTTATAAATTTCTTGTTTTTTATGATTTGTTAAGCGAATGGTTCAAAGACCCAAAGTTAAAAAGATTTTCATATTATGAAGATATTTTTTATCATGTATCTAAAACTATTGAGCAGTATGAAAAATCTGATTATGCAAAAGACTACACCCAATCAGAGCTGGCTTGCATAATAGAATATTTGGAAGATAAGTTTGAACATAAAGTAGCTAAAATATGGAAGGTGCAAAATAATCTTAAATTATAAACTTTACATATAAGACAAATCGTATATTATTTAAGCGGGGCATCACACCCCGCTTTTTTTTAATTGCATTTTATATAGGAGAAAAATATGCGACATTTAGAAAACGAAAATAGAACTTTAGAAAGTATGTTGAAAGACATACAATCTCAAAACAGTATGAAACAAGATTATATTGCACCTACAAAAGAGCTGCAATTTAGAACTGTAGAGAGTGACGATCCAGTACATGGGACTAACCATAGTCAAATTGTTATGGAGGCCGATCACGGCGAGCCGACTAAAATACTTAATGTTAATCAACATTGTTTTGACCAAATAGCTCAAAAGGCTGAAATTGCAACTCCAACGGCTAGACGTTTACAACAGAATTATCCAAAAGAAATGGATAATTTAATAAATGCTATCTGGCAAAAAGAAAACTCTAAACGTATGATAAGAACTTTTGATAAGACTAGCGTAACAAACCCTAGGTTTACGTTAGACCGACACAATGGTACCGCTAGAGCTTTTTTATCTGATAAGTTTAAAACTTTTGATAATTCTGATTTATTGGAGTCGGCTTTACCTTCACTTGGAGAATCTGACGCTTGCTGGAAAATAGTTAACTTTGCTAACACAGATAAAAAACTTTACATACGCTTAAAATCTGAAGTTATACAAGCTGATGCAGGCGTCGGCGATTTAATGGCACATGGAATCGGCATCAGTAACTCAGAAACCGGATCAGGATCAGTAGCAGTTTTTGGTATAAATTGGACGCTGGCTTGTTTAAATGGTATGCAAACCGAGAATGTAACCCGAAAGGCACATATTACCAGTGCGAGAGACGGTGATACTTGGAATGTATTAACTGATGAAACCAAACGAGCAGATAACCATAGTTTAAAACTTCAGCTCAGGGACATTGTTAGCTCATACGCCAGCCGTGATGCTTTTGATGAAAACATTGAAAAAATGAAAAGAGCTAAGGAAGACGTTGTAGACGTCCCTATGAATGAGTCAGTAGAAAATTTAGGAAAAGTTTTAACTTTATCTAAAAAAGAAACCAGCAATGTATTAGAGGGTTTACTTCAGACCATAGGACAATCAGGTTATGAACAGTCACAAAAAATTAATAGAGCTACACTTGTTAACGCTTGTACTGCCGTGGGTAATACTGCGGATCCTGACAATGTTGATTTTTGGCAACGCTTAGGCGGGAAAGTTTTAAATTTAGGTAAAACGGACTGGAATAGGGTAGCTATGGCAAGTTAAAAACTACCTACATATTAACGCCGATATTAGCCCCGTCCAGACGGGGCTTTTATTTTTTGTACATATATGTATAATATCCCATATCACAAACTATATAGGACAAAATAAAATGACTAAACGACAATACAAAACATATGAAAAAAACCCCACCGAATGGGAAATAAGCTTAGGGTCAATATATGTAGACCTTGAAGAGGCTAAAAAAGTAGAAAATTTTGATCGTAAACAATTTAAAAATTGGCTACATAAATTAGTAGACCGAGATGAGATTGAAATTACTGAAATATATAATCCTGACATTGACGAACATTTATCTCATTATTTAGAGCAGAATCCAATGGGTTATGGGTTATATTTAAAAGCTCTTAAAGGATTTAATCAGGACGGCTTTTATATGACTGAAGAGGACGCCCTATTTCATCAGGAAGAACGAGCTGAAGAAATGCCTAATATTGAAACTTTTATATTTAAAACCCATGATAATGAAAACGAGGAGGACAATTAAATGATTAAAATTTCTTTAACTGATGAGCAGTTTAATGCAATAACTTCAGCTTTAACCAGCTCGGATATATTTCATCAAACTTTTGAAGATGCTGGACTTACTGAAGATCAACAAAAAATTTGGATTTCAGCTTTTAAAAAATTTGGAATTGATTTAAGGGAGGATAATTAAATGCCAAAAGACAAATTAAATTTAGATCAGCTTATGAATAATTTAAATCAGGTAGGTTTAAACGTCATAAATTTTGATGACATAAATATAAATAATTTAGCTGATGAAAATTTTGATGAAAGGGAAGTAAATAGAAGGCACACGGTAAAAGTTGAAAAATTAACTATTGCCGATTGTCTACAACTTTCTAATGATGGATTTATTCCAGATGATTTAATAGACAAGCTTTATTATTATTTATTGGATAGTAAAAAAATCAGGAAAAAATTAAAAAAATATTCACATATTTAATAAATTCAAAAAGAGCTGCTTAAAACCCGTTAATTGACTTTAACGGGTTTTTTATTAATATATGGGATAAATCACATTTTTAATTTTATAGGAGTAAAAAAATGGATAAAACAACCGAGCAAGCAATTTATGAAATGCTAACAGAATCCACGGGGAGTCACTTTTTATCC